ATCTGGACTAGCCTTATGTCTTTCTTTTATCCTGTTAGCATCTGCTACGCAGACGGCTACAGAGACCCTGCTGAAATACACTTATGTAATTCGGTAGCGGATTTGATCGGGGGTTGGTTCAATCCCTCCCTCGAATCAAATGCCCTACGCCACAGCTTCTTTCTGAGGCTTGTGAAATCCCTCTGCCTCTCGTCCTCGGGCACCGCCCACAGCTTAGGCTCGCTATATGCTGGAGCATACTTCTTAACATCCTCGGCAGTGCAGTACGCCTCGATGATGTACTCGGGCATCGTGCCCCTAACCAAAACCAATTCCCCCCTGTCCCTTTCCTTCACCTTCCACTTACCATCTCGGGAGTGCTTCACATCCACATGGGTGAACGGAAGATCCCCCGTCCCGCTTCGGTAGGTGTCCACCGATCCGTCCCAGTACAGGCCAATGAACTTGGCGAACGCCAGCTCTGCCCCCGCCCCGTCGATATGCTGACCCCATGCGTTCTGGCTGTCGCTAGGGTACGCATCCCTCGATGACTTCACGAGTGCCGACAAGTTCCTCGCCTTGCCAACCAAGCAGGCCAGCTGCATCTCATAAAGCTCGAGGCGAACCTTGATCACTTGAACCTTTGGATGATCTCGTCGCAGATAAAGATAAACCCGACGAGGAAAATACTCAGCAGGCCAAGCACAACAACTGCACTGACAAGAATGCTGGGGAGTTCTTGGATCACGGGTCGAACCTCCGATTCATAAACAAGGGAGTCCCGTCACCAACATAAGCCCCGCCTATATTGTACTCGAAGAAGTCGAGGGCATCGTCGTAGCTACATCCATCCCTCTTCATTATCTTTTCCACGACCATGTCGATGTCGTAGACCAGCACGGCTTTTGATCCACACCTGTAACCAATCCCGACGATGCAGTCATCGTACCCGTCTGCCTTCATCGCATCGGGTGCTGCCTCCTGCAGGTATTCCTTGGTGAACTTCATCGGAAGTTTCCTCCGAGGAACCAAGCAACAAGAACCCAACGCTCACCCCACCAAGGTGCCTTTGCACAATGCTTGAGACAGCTCGGGAACCAGACCCCTGCACCACGATCCCTCACATACTTCTTGTTGTGGAGTTCACCCAACATCCTGAGACCACCGCCGACATAATCCTTCGGGTCACTCAGGTTAACGACTGCGGTTAGTTTCCTGCCAGAATCTGGGTAGGTGTCATAGTGCCAATCAAAACGCTGGAGTGGCTGGTACCGCAGGATCTGAATGGACTGGATGCCATCGATCTGGAACCCGTAGTTGTTTGCGTTGATCTCAGCCGTGGCCTCAATCATCCGCTTATACATCCAATCGTTCTTGTCGTTCCTCGGGAGCCACGCCGAGGAGCATGTCCTCGCATAACTTTTGATCGACTTCCCTCCCCTTAGAATCTTAGCCCTCTCCATCCCAGTCACCTGTGCATCCAAGATGATCGAGGTACACTGGTTCGGTGTGAACACCAGCGGGCTACACACCCCAGCTGTCATGTCCTGCTTAACAGTTGGAGTATCTAAAAATAAAGGGTCGGCAGTGTGTTTAACAGGGCTGCATACTGAGGAACAGACGGTGCCCGTGGAAGGTTCTCCCTTCCCACTATTCACTGCGACCTCCACTGAGGGTAATTCTTTTTTCGGCTTTGGCAAGATTATGACTGGCATTTTGTTATCCTCCTAATTGTGCAAGGGCTAGACAGGATCTGGCCAATGCGTTTCTTGTATGGATTCTGACCGACTCCTGATCCTTCAGATCCACACCATCCAGCAACATGAGTGCCTGTATGGCATGTCTGGCCACCCTACTCAGGTGCCAGCGTGGGTCAGATTCAACGCCTTGGTTCCATGAACCGTCACCATGTTTGCCAGATGTTAGGCTTTCGTTCATGGTGTCGATCACTGCTCGATATGCAGTCTCCGCAAGCTCCTCGGTTGTTGGGGTGTAACGGCTGATGGGTGCGGTCATGCAAGTGGTGTGTGTCACATCTTCCTCTCTGGCTGGCTTGGTCTGTCCAGTCCGTACATGGCGTTCTCAGTTCCCCTGACCTCGCACATATCCACGCAGATATGTTCTCCAGTGTTCAGCTCGATCAGGTAGACAGGGTTGTCGGTCTTTCCATAGTCAATCAGGGCAAGCCATAGCCCCTCGCCCTTGGGTGTCTGAACCCAGCGTTCGTTAGGAAGGAAGGTAATCACGGGTAAACCTTTCCGTAGACGGGGTCAACGATCTCGACCTCGCTCGCATTTGTTCCCACCTGAGTTCCATCAGGCTTGGTGTAGTAGATGAGATCGTCTTCGGTAAAACCTTGTTGCCCCTCGGGGCGTATAAACCAAGACCCAGCAGGCACCACATGTCCTTCAACAATGAGATTACAATATCCATCCCAGCTCACGGCTCCTTGTCCTCGAGTGCTGCAACAACTCTGCTCATCCACTCGGGCTTTTCTTTCATGGCCTTGATCGATTCGTGTACATGGTAAAGGGCACCAAACATTCTTCGGTTGTGTAGCCATAAACGCTCATTGCATTCGGTTGCCTGCTGAAGGCCGATCTCCAGTGCCCGCTTCGATTGGTCTTCGTAAGTGGTCACTTCGTCCCCCTTCGTCGAGATGATTTGCTTCTGTTGATCTGACGTTCGTCGATATAAGACTGCCACTGCTTCCTCGCTTCCTCGGCCAATACCTTTGTAGGCTGATCCCATCCGAGATCGGGCAGGTCTCCACCCATAACCCATCGTGAGCCGAGGCGACATTCTCCAAGGAAGCTGGTAGTAGTCAAATGATACTGTTCGCAGTTGCCCCGAACTTTAACTTCGATCTTCATAGTGCGTCTGGCTTCTCGTAACGGAAGCTCTGGTGCTTCGGGTTAAACTTGAATGGGATGTCCGAGTGGTTCGATCCACGACGAGACTTCCTCACCTTAACAAATAGCTTGAAGTCGTTAATCTTGGGGTTCCTGCGGTCAAGGATGAGAACTTCATCGGCATTCTCGGCCAGTCCGTTGGAGTCCTTTAGATGGTGAAGCTCTGCCTGTGAGTCGTAGACAGACTGCCTGTTCAGCTGGACGCAACCGAGGATCGGAATGTCCAGCTCCTTGGCAAGTGCCTTGGTATGCACAGCCACAAGTTCAAGCTCCCTAGCCCTGCTGTCCTGCTTCTTGGTATCGACGCTGACCTTGCCGAGTAGATCGATGACGAGGAGCTTGCACCCCTTACGCTTCAGCCTTCTGGCCTCAGCCCTGATCTCGTTGACCGACCATGTCGGGCGATCCATCACCACCAGCGGGAGTTCCCGCATCTCGTTCGCAACGGAGTCCAGCGTTGCCAGCTGATCTGGCGTAATGCTTCCAAGTGTTCTCAGCTCATCCGTGCTGAACCTCTCGGACAGTGCGATCATACGCTCGGCAATGTCACCAGCCGTAAGCTCCATCGAAATATACCCGACCTTGTTGCCGTTCTTCAGTGCGTTGTAACAAAGCTGAATAGCGAAGGCCGACTTGCCCATGTTGGTAAACCCAGCAAGCAGGATCAGGTGCCCGTTGGTCAGCCCGCCGATACAATGATCCAGCTCCGAGTACCCAGTGGGCAGACCAGAGTAGGTAGCCCCAGTCCTGATAAGGTCTCTTGCCTTCTGGGTTACCGAGTGGGCTGCATCCCCGATCTCAACTCCCTTGGATCTCCCGAGGCTGGTTGTGTTGGTATACTCCTCCATCGATGCCGACACTTCGGCTGATGGTGCCCCATCTTTAATCAGTCGCAGAGAGTTCTCAGCTGCAACATACATCGAACGCAGTCTGGCCATCTCCACTAGCCTGTCCTCGAAGGAAGCTAGGTGCTTTGCAGTTGGGACAAGATCCTTGGTCGCAAGCTGTCCAACGAAGTGGGTCATCATCTGACGCTCACCATTCTTCAGCTCGCCAACCAACAGCACTGGATCGGCGGGTGCGCCCTTGGCACCGAGCCTGACCATCAAAGAGTGGAGCTGCTTGGAGACTGGATTGCCGAACAGGTCGGAAGACCAGCCACAGATTTCCTTATGAACATCTGGATCGGACATTGCGGTTGCAAGGACACGACCCTCGATCTCTGAGTCAAACATGGCGAAGTCTTTCATCGGTATACCAGTGCGTACTTGTGGGAATTAGCGAACGCTTCCGCATCCTTACGGCTGTGAAAGAACACATCGATCACGGGGAATTTCCCACCACTTGCTTTCCTGCTGATCACAGCAGAACCCGTGTCGTGAACCTGACGGGTACCAATGCCGTCGATATAGATCCAGTTCCCGTAACCAAAGACCCGAGGGTCAGCTGCAACTGAGATGCCCTCCTTGAGCGTGTAGCCAGAGGCACTCTTCAGTCTTCGAGTGTATGAATCCTCACCACGATGATAGGTTGTTAGCCTGACCTTGATCGGGTCTGCGTTGCTGATGCAAACACTTAAGAACAATGCAGTTAATGCTTTATCCATATTCCCTTAACCTCCGTTTTAGTTTCATCTGCTTTGCAGTTGCCCTTGATCTTAAGGAAATCCTCAGCTCTCATGGCAACCAGCCAGTCTGTTCCGTTTTTCTTGAACGCCACCGCTGGAACCTTCCCAGCCCCGCAGTCCCTGACCGACTGCTCGATGGCCTTCCACACATTCAGGTTCTCAACCCACTTCACTTCCCAGTGCATGCCGTCATCCGACACAACATCGGGAGAGTCTGGGGAACCCGAGTACTGTCTGCCCCTCCGAGCCGAGATACCAACGGCACGAAGGAAATCCCTCCATGCTCTTTCTCCACGCTTACCCTTGGCGCAAGAATTGATTGGCATCTCGGCTTACCGATTAGTACTTCCTAGAGGCAGCTGCGTTATCCACTAGGTTGGGATAGGGTCTGCCAGCAGCCTTAGCCTTGGCCTTTGCATAGGCTTTGGCTTTAGGCGAGAGCTTGTTTCCAAGCCTCTTGCCAGCAGCTTCCTTTTCCCAGAATGGTTTATCTTTCATTAAAAGATATCACCACCCGAGACGGCACCGCCCACATCGGTGAGTGTAATCGACAACATCTTGTTGCCGTTCTTATCGTCCCGAACCCAGCAAGCAGCTTTGTACTTGCCAGCAGGGATCTCAATCGCCTCGTCCACCCACTTCTCTCCATCCTTCTTGCGAGGGCTGGCGAACTTAGGTGCCTTCGGGTTTTCTTCTGCCCGTTTGTTTCCAAACAGGTTTAGCTTGATGCCTTTGACTTGCGTTTCCGTGGCCATGTTTTCTGTCCTTTCGTGCGATCTTCGATTTGTTTGTATGCAGAATGGAAGCGCAAGATCGCTTTCCACGCCTCCATCTGCGGGGTTAAGTCCTCAAAGTTTCTTTCCTCAATGTCGTTCTCGTACCCGATACGAAGTAACTTCACTGCCTCAATGTCCTCGTCGAACGGGTGGCAGTCCTCGTAGAGCATCTTGTAACCAGCCATCTGCAGTTCGTACTGGGGCTTCAGGGATGAGCTGGTCTTGAAGTCAACCAGCACCAGCCTCCCCTGCTTATCCCGAGCGATAAGGTCTACAGTTCCACCGAAGCCGTGCTTATCACTGGCAAGCTGAAGCTCGCAGTGGATGCGATCCAGACCGCTCTTCCACCACCACTTCTTAAATCCCTCGATCATCTCCTCGGCACACTCGACCTCGTCTTTGGCACACAGGCTGAAGTCGCACTTGAATCCATCTAGGAAACCGTGGGTACCGAAGTGGAATATCGATCCGATCCTGCGCTTCTTACCACCATCTTTCTCGAGGCACTTACCTTTCTTGCCTAGCCCAAACGCCCAAGGCACCAGCTGGGGAATGGCTATATGCTTTGCGATTATCGAAGTAACAGACGGCAGGATATCCCCGCCCTTGTTCTTGTACTTCTGGTGTGGCTCGTCGAGATCCAGTTTAATTGTCTTCATAATCCTTTAGCTACAATGACTAAGAAAATAATCATTACAGCTGCCTCCATTGCTAATACTTGGGTTTCGTAGTCCATATCCTTAAGGGGATAGGTTATTTACACTTGCGTCTGCTTGGCAGACGCTTCTTACCCGAAGAGGTCTTCTTCGGTTGTTTGGTATGAATGTTCTTAATAGCCCAATCCCAGTTCTTTTTAGAGACACGAACATCCCTTGGTTCACCGTATGGGCTAGTCTTCCATTCTCCAAACTTGGCCGTCATTTTACTTCGCCCTTGATTCTTTCAACCACGAGCTTGCCGTGCTTGACGATGGCCGAGAGCAGTGCGGTATCAGCCACACCAATAAAAGGCTCATCGATCTTGTCGGTCTTCGCTGGAACAGCTGGGAAGCTGATGCCAAGTTTTTTACAAGATGAAGAATTAAGGGATCTCGCAAACTTGTAGAGATCGCCATCGGTCAGCTGGTGCTGGTCGCACATCTTGATGAATGCCTCGGTCAATTCGCCAAGGCTTTCAGTGGACTTGTTCTTAACCAGCTCCCGCTCCAGAGAGAAGATGTTATCTGACTTCTGAGGGGTCACGGTCTTCGCTTTGTCGAGTTCCTCGGAGGAGCAAAGCCCATCCTCGATCCCGATATTAAGGAAGCCCAACGCACGACCCACTGCAGAGGTCTCTGCCACCTCTAGGGCAGCTGCCCCAGCAATCATACCAGTCCACTTGGATTGGCTGTGCCCGATAAAGTAACGCTCGGGGTGTTCAACATTCGGAGTCACCTTCGCCCGCATAAAGACATGGCTGGCTGGATCTCCAATAATCTCAGTCTCGATCCTACCGTTCGGATACATCGCATGAAACCCGCTCACTCGTGTATGCACCATCACATACGCCTTCCCCTTCATATCGATTGCCTTTAATCCACCTACTTCTTTCATATATTCCCGTCCTTTCTATTTTGTTTTTTAGTAATAATACATTTGCCGTTAGACAAATGCTGTCCTATGACTTGCCCAAAAGGGCACTATCAACCCAACGCTTGCAGGTTAATCGTTTGTCGTTCGGACATCTTTTCAAAGAAACTTTCGCAGCCCAGTTGCGAACAGATCCGTAGGTGCGGTTTAGATAGATTGCGGTGTCACGAAGAGTCCACCAAGATTGTGTGCTGATTCGTGAAATCTCCTCTGGAGAATACTTTTTTCGGTGCTGTTTTGGTTGTGACATATGGGATAAGTAACAATCTGCCACCAAATGTCAACATCTGCTTACAAATTATTTTAATTTGACACCAGTTGTCATCTGTCATATTTTGTCACTATGAAAACAAGAGCTACAAAAACCGTCACTGGTTCTGCCAGTGGTGCGTTAGCGTATAATATCGGGCTGAGATGCCCGAAGGAAATGAAACAAGCAGCCGAGCGGATGAGTAAGTTACTCGACCGTTCGGAGAACAGCATCATCATCGAAAGCGTGATGGCCATCGACGAGATGTCCCGCTCCCTCACCGAGAGCAATCACCCGCCGAAGATGGTGTTCATGTTGAGGCAGGCAATGACCTACAACGCCAAACAAGCGTCCAGCTAAATGGCATCGTTGGTCAAGAGGGGGCAGTTCTGGTATGTATACTATCGTATTGACGGTAGGCAGTCGGGTGTATCCACCTTCCAAGCTGGAAGGTCACCCAACGAGGTAGCCAGAGCAGTCCTCGAAAAGTATCGAATGATGGAGGGGTGTAACAAGCATGGCCTCCCATACGTTGACAATTCAGCCAACGTATCAGACATGATCGGGCAGTATTGGGAGTCGAAGCCTTCCCTTGCCCTGTATACAGCAACTAAGAAGAAAGCCGTGCTGGACAGACTGTGCCAGCATATGGGCGTAAAGAAGGTCACATCCATTGGGGTGCATGAATGTGATCAGTTCATGTCTACCTGCCTCTCGCACCTGCACGATAACAGCAAAGAGCTTTATCGTGCTTTAATTTCCAGCCTGTGGACATGGGGTATCAAGAGGAGCCTTGCCACAAAGAACCCTTGGTCTGAGATCCAATTCAAGAGAACTCCTAAGACCCCGAGGCGGTGCCTCAAGAAGGAGGAGATCGATGCGCTGATAGGTCATGCCAAGGGATCTGTACTCCTAGCCATCCTGTTGGGGCTTTACGCTGGGGCACGGGTTGGTGACTGCGTGAACCTTTACGGTGAGGACATCGACTTTAATTCCAAGACGATTATCTTCCGCAGGAGAAAGGGTAGCCGTGAGGGTTCCCCGAAAGTACAGGAGCTGCCACTTCACCCAGTACTCGAGGATGTCTTCTCCAAGATGGATCTCGTCAGCAACGCTAGGCTTATACCCCTTCGGGCGAACCACCTTGGAACCAAGGTAGCCAACGCCATGAAGGAGGCTGGGATCAATACGACCCACCATTATCTTCGTCACACCTTTATCTCCATGATGGCAGAGAAGCAGGCTGGTATGGCACAGATCAGTCAGCTAGCTGGTCACTCCAGCTGGGCTATCACGAAGCGGTATACCCACATTTCCAAGGACTCCCTTCGGGATGCGATTGGGATACTACAATGAGAGCTATCCTGATCGACCCGCTTGCCACTCCAGCCATCTCAGAGATTGAGGTTAAGGGGCATCTTGAGGAGATTCAGAAGATCATAGGAGGGTACTTAGCCCCGATTAAAATCAGCAGTACGGAAGTTCTTTTTGTGGATGAGGAGTGGCTGATCAAGGATAAGTCCAAGCGGTTTGGCGGTGCCTTTAGGATTGGCGATCACGGGCTGGGTGGGAAGGGGATTATCTTTGGGGTAAAGAACGGGGATCATTGCAGCACGAAACTTGGGCTACTTGAAGTTTCCTCGATGATCACAACATCCAATAAACCAGCCTGAAATTTGTTAACCTAATGTTAACGATGCCTGCAAAAAGAGGTGATTAATAGTGACAAATATCAACAGTAACAGACAGAAGCAGACACTCCATCATTCTGATCATAAACCTAAATGGACTTTTACTCTAACTGCTTTGCGCTGTAGAAGAGTTGAACTTCTTCTCTCCAGAGTACTCACTATCAATGGCTTCCAGAAGCAATGTTAACTCAGAGACAATGAAGTACCCACCCTCTAAATCTGGCCAGATGCCTCTAGATGTAAAGAAATCATATAGCTTCACGTTGAGGTTGATGGCGCACTGCTCCTCTGAATCTATGAGGAAAAAGATAAACGAGTTTTCGGCGTATTTGATCACGGGGATCTTAAGGGTGATCTTCCCGCTTCGTATGACACAGCTCTTCTTTGCCAGTTCTGCGAGCTTGAGGTAAATTGAATCCATGAGACTAGCACTTATCTTATTACTCAGCATTGGTTCGCTTTCTTTTGCTCAGGAAATTATCCCCAATAACTTCGGTGGCTACCTTTCCGTTGATAAAGAGGATGGCCTTGAGGAGCGTTCCGTTTTTATCTCCAGCCCTAGACACTCCTATATTGGGGAGATGGATGAAGACGGAGACTTCGTTGCGCTTGGACGCAGGGGTGGGGAGACTTGTTTCGGCAAGCGTGTTGGTCGTAACGCAGTTATTGTTCTGCGTACACCTGTTGACCAAACCGAATAGCGTCACCTTTCATCTCTCTCTTGGCTGGCTTGTAGACGGCCACATTCCCAGACAGGAGTGCCCTTGCGTTATCCATGCTCACACCCTGCTCCTTAAGAATCCTCATCACTTCTCCCCTGCTCACACCCAGCTTCATGGCTGCACTGATGATTCCAGACGTTTCGTTGAAGATCTCCTTACGGGAGCTTCTCATCTGCCTGTAGGCTTCCAGCCTTGCCTCGTTGCTCACGTTGCTCCTGTCGTAGTAGGCAGCTGTAAAGATCCCAGTCGCATCGTTGAGCCTGTTGCTGAACTTGCGGGCAGTGAAGCCCAAGCTCTGGCGAGGATCTAAAGTGACAACTCGTTGACCAGTTAATGTTGCAATCGTCTCCAAGGCTGGGTCGTAGGCACGGCCAGTCTGGGTCACCTGACCAGTAAGACCCCTGTAGACCCTGACGGATGAAACAACGGTTCCGATATTGAAGGCATCAAACATGTGGGCAGATACGGCAGCTGCCCTCGAGGCTAGGTCTGCCTCTGGGTTGTAGACCCTGCCACCCGTAGTTCCTTTGGTGTTGCGTGAGATATCAAGGATCTTGCTGGCTAGGATCTGCTCACCGTACAGGGGCTGGAAGGCTGTCTTCACAGACTCCAGTAGCTTCTGATCCCAAGTTCCGTCCATCTTCATAAGGGCAATGATCGGGTCACGGAAGTAGTTGTACGGATCGACGTAGGACAGGTTGACCTGATTGACGTTACCCTTATCGTCACGGCCAAGGTACAGCTTGGTAGCATACTTATCCCAAGGTGCATCCAGCTTGCGGATTGCCTGATCCTCATCGTCATCGATGCCCATCGCAGATGCGATGCCAGCTGCGACTGCGCTGAATCCAATGCTGGCCATCATGGTTCCTGCCAGCCTGTAGGCACCAGCCTGACGGATGGCAGGGTTGTCGCTTCTCAGCTCATCGTTGATTGTGCCGAGAAGATTGTAGCCAGTCCTTACCACCTCGAGGGGGAAGCTGATGAAAGCACCGACGAAAGGTTGGGAGCGGAGGACGTTACCAAGGCGAGGGATACGGCTGTAGGTAGGCAGGAGGTTAAGAACTTTATCAGCTGCCATAGGCTCCAGCTTGGACAGGGGCTGGGTTGGGTAAGCCTTTCTGAGTCTGGACAGCTCGACCTCGAAGGCCACGATCTTAGGGATGGCATCACCCAGCTGGTAAAGGTTGGTGGCACCACGGCCAATAGCCTTTAGCCCTTTAGTAACATGGTTGTCTAGGAAGTCGGCAGCTGTGCTTACGTTCGCATCCTTGAAGTATGACTCCATCTCGTTGGCGAATACGCTTTGCCCGAGGATGCCCAGCCGAGTCAGCTTGGCGTTGTAGTCACGGAACTCTTTGCTCTTGTTAATCCCGAGCTGAGTACCAGCGGAAGGCAGTGCCAGCGTCTTGAGCTTGTTGAGTGCGGTGATCCCGTCGGGCGAGAAGATGTATCCGTTGGCGACTAGGAACGATCCGTTGCCGAGCAAGTTCCTGACCTGCGTCTGCACGGACAGCACGGTCTTGGCGAACTTGGAGAACCCGTTGGCCTTAAGGTAAAGCTCGCCCATCTTACCCAAGAAGTCCTGAGCCTTGGCACGACCACCAAAGGTATTGCGAAGTGCTGTGGCGATCTCCTCGCTGGTGTAGACATCGTTGCTCATACCATCGATGAACATGTTCAGAGGGCTGGCAGTCCTGCTTCCGTCCGATACCAGCTTGGTCGTGAACCCAGTGCGTGGAGTGGCGAAGAAGATCTTATTCATCCCAGCGTCCCGCATTCCTTTGAGCATGTTGTGTGCCTCGAGAAACCCAGACATCTTCTGGACAGACTTAAGGAAGTTAACCCGAGGATCTTTGATCTCACCCCACAGCATGCGGATCTCCTCGGGGATATTCTTTCTGGCTGTGATGATGGAAAGGTCTTTAGTCAGCCCGCTACCGATCTGGCCGAAGGGGCTGTCGGTTTCAGGCGAGGCAAGGTATTCGATCTGACCATCAACCTCGGCCTTTGTTACGCCACCACTGCGAGCCTTGGTTAGGCCAGCCTGATAGTCGGCCTGATAGGTTCCCGAGTTAGGGTTGATGGCCACCTCGCCACGGGCAAGGCTTTGCTCCTTGGCGTACGCATTTGCGTACTTGTTGTGGAGGTAGGATGTGACAGTGGTAACGAGCTTGTTCTGCACCTGCTTCGGTAGGGTGTTGAAAGGATTCTTATAGTTGGGGTTCTCCCACTTCTCGTAGCTGCGGTTTAGGTAGACACCCTTGTTCGCCTCGAGGACGGGCTTGAGATCTTCGGAGATTGCGCCAGATCGGAGCAGGTCTTGCGTCAGGCTGTCGATCAGGTTGCGGGCATTGCCAACGGCAGAGGCAACATCGGTTGGGAGTTTAGCCCTAGCTAGGGGATTCTGTAGACCCTCGTTGATTCTAGCGATCTCCACCTCTGGCAACTGATCGAGTGACTTGCCGTAGGAACGCTTCACCGCTGCTTCGATATCTGACACTGCGTTCTGTGCCCGAAGCATCTTCTCGTTGACGTTGAATCCACGCTGCTCGGTCATGCGGAAGATGTCGTATGGCAACGCACCGCCAGTGCGGAGCTGTTGACGGCCAAAGGAGATGACGGGTTCTAGGATCTGTCTGGCTTGCTCACCCCGTGTAGAGAACAAGAAGTCACCCCTGTTGCCCTCAACTGCGCCCTTAACGAATGCAGTGTTGCCAATAAGAATAGCCTCGTCAGCTGAGACAACTGGGTTCCCGTTCTCCTTGTTATAAAAATAGCTGTGACGTTGTGGGTCAAATCCAACCTGCTGATAGTTTTCAAGTAGCCCAGCTGGCGCATTTGCCATCGGAATGTACTTACCCTCGACGGTTGCAAGTGGAGTCTTCGAGTATCCTTGGGCTATTGAAAGAGTTACCTTCTCTGACGCATTAAAGAATCTCGCATCTTTTACTGCAGCGATCCTGTCGTATCCAATGACCTTACCAACCCTGCTCTTGCCTTCTGCTTGGTTGTGAACGGTCACAACATAGTTGCCTGTCCTGTTATAAGACGGGATATCAATGCGAAGTCCGACAGGAGTTCCCTCCTCAAGAGTTCTCGCAACTCCGTACATCCCCTGCTTGCCAGCGTCGAGAGATGACCTTGCCTCATCATCCGTGAGGATCGGGATGGATGTTACTGGACGGGCTGGCTTCTGTTCCTCGGAGATCCTGTTCAGTTCTTCTCTGGATATCCTGCCCTCAAAGAAGTCGTTAGCTGCCTGCTGTATTACCTCGTTACGAGGCTGTGCCCCACGAGTGGAGGCTCTTACTTCTTCGGGTAAAACTTGCTGCGGGTCTCGTCCATCACGGAGAGCGTTTGATCGACTGAGGGCAGTCTGCCTTCTTTCTTCAGCCGCTCGAAGGTCTTGTACAATTTCTCTGCGCTGAAGACCTCTGTCTTTGAGGAGCTTGTCTGTTCCGTTGGAGTGTTTGTAGTATTCAATTTTCGCTCCAAGTTCCTTCCAAAGTCCGATTTCATATACCCAAGATACTGCCTGTAATTCCGCAACACTCAAGCCAAGTTTATTTGCTGCAAATCTTACAGCCTGCTCTTGAATATCGTACTCTGCGTCAGTTGGTGCCTGTATAATCTCACCATTTTTGTCGAATACTGTCCCCATCATTCTGTTCCACATTCTGCTAAAGTGAAGATCTACAGTAAGAACATCATAGATGCCGTTCATGTTTAAGTGATAAGATCCACCCTTTCGACCAAGTATGTATGATCCGTACTTGATATCACTTTGCTTGCCCTTCACGTTTTCGTTGTATTCTCGAAGCTCTTTAACTGTGTGCTTAGAAAGCAGCCAATCAGCAGCCCCCTTCTCCCCCTTGTCGGCAACAAGTTTATTAATGCGCTCCATATAAATCTCAACAATCTTGCCACGAACAGTCCACCCCTTCCCGTTCTTCTGCCTTGGCATAACTGGGAACTGTTGTTTCGAGGCTTCCCATATTCGCATGGTACTTAAAGTTTCTTGCTTCGGGTTTTGGCTAAATGAATTTGCAACCATCATTGCCTTAATTAGAACCATCCGCTCTTTTCTGTTGCCTATAGACTCTGGGTATAGCTGGTTCAGATCAGACTCCATTTGCTCGATATCTGCCGAATACCAAGTCATCCCCGCATCTTCCTGCTGAAGCTGATACGAAGTTTCAGGCCAAATGTTTACAAGGAACTGAGCCATTCTAACATCGGCTGGAGTGTCCTTGGTTAGTGGCTCTTGGATTCGCTCAATACTTCTTTGCTGAAGGAAGGTGGCTACTTCTTTTACTGAAGGCTTCTCAATCCTTACACCATCACGCCTTAACGGCACCGACTCGACGGAGACTGCGCCCCGTGTCGAGGCTACTACTTCTGGCGACCCTGCTTCTTGAAGGCTTCTGCCTTGAGACTGGATTCGTCTCGCTTGGACAGCTGGGTTGACGGCTCGTCTAACGGACTCGACCGCTGTCCGAAGACTCCCTTTTCGTCCAGCGAGGTAATCAACTTTTCCACCCAGCTCTTGTAGTCTTCCCCTGTCTGAGGGCGTGTAAAGGCCACTGGCTCGTAGGTCTCTGACTGCTGGGGCTGTGTCGATTGTTTGCCCAGCGGAGATGTCGAAGATTGCATCTTGTTTGCCATTTTCAGCAACATAAAGCGCATCGGTCTTATTGTCGAGAACGAAAGAAATATCATAAACAAACTGACGCTGATCTACGGGTAGTGGCTCGTTGTTTTCTGTGGTCTTCATCCATCCACCAAAGTACGCACCCGCCCCATCAACATTCGCCAACCTCTGGCCAATACCGAAAGCCCTGAAGATATCGTCGTTGCTGAGAAGGTAGGATCTGAAAGCCTTGATGCCCTCTTCCCTGCTCATGTTTACGGGCATAATACCCTCTGTGTTCTTGGACGGTGCTACAATGTAACCAGTCGTTGGAACCCTGAATGATACAGGGTCAACAGTAAATCCATCTGGGTTGTTCCTTGTGTAATCAAACAGCTGCTCGTACTTGGCTAGGCCACGGATCGAAGTCTGTGGCTCCTCGTTAATGCCAGCACGGCCAGCCCGAACAGCCTGCTCTACCCTTGTCCGTAATCCCTTAAACCTGTCACCTTGGTCTAGGAATGATCTGAACTCTAGGTTCAGCCTTTCCCCGTGACCCGTGTATCGAAGGAACCTGTCGAGCAGGTTTCTGAAGGCACGACCAGCCTTGTCCATTACACTGTTCTGCTCGCTGAGTCCCTTAGCCCACTGGTCGTTTGTCCAAGCCAGACGCTCGGAGAAGAACTCCTGTACTGACTCCATGACACGAGGACTCACCTCGGCCTTCAGTCCACCAAACTCATCAAACAAAGCACCAGTCCTAGACTCAGTCTCGGCCTTCCATAGACCCCTGATCTGAGCCTGCAAACCAGCTGGGAGTGTGTCCCAGAAAGCATGGCCAAGCTCGTGGATCATTTCCCTGCGAGCCATAGGCATCGTGGCCAGCTTGTCCGACAAGAAGATCATGGCCTTCCTGCCGTCCGAAGCCCGCTTGTAGTAGGCAACAGCACCCTTTGGAACCTGACCCGATTCAATTAAGGGAGTGATGTCACCCACCTCAAAAGTGATGGCATTGCGTAGGGCTGGAGATGAGATGCTGTTCCACAGGTTCTGGAAACCTTGGACAAGCGAGAGCTTCTGAGATGCGCTTGGTGGCGTGTTGCGCTCGGAAGCTAGGATGTATCCCTCTGGTCTTGCCGTTAGTCCACGAAGCTCAGTCTCCCGCATCCCGATCATACGATTAAGTCGGGCGACCCTCTGCGAGGTCTCCTGCTTATTCTCGATCTTGTTACCCTCTGAGTCGTACCTGATAACTTCTCTAGCCGTGTTAGGATCGTACTCGGTTGTGCCAGCGTTAGGGTTTTCGCCGACAAGGATCTGCCTTGCGAGTACACCCTCACGGATCTTGTAAAGCCGTTCGATCTCATTGCTAAGAACAACCTGACGAGCCACGCCACGATCATCTCGTGACACGGATTCTGGGATGATCTGATTGTCTGGGAGAAGTGTTTGATCTGTAACCCTGCCAAGCTGCATCTCACGCTGGGCTTCTGCGATCAACCTGCGATCCATCTCCTGCTCTGTCTCTAGGCCAAACTCTTTTGCGATACTGCTGGTTGGAGAGATGATGCGACCCGTGAACTGGGATCGTGTCGCAGTCCTCGGATCTGCTGGGCTAGTGATTGGGTTTAGAAGGGGGCTGTCATCGGTTACGTCACGAACCCTGACTGGCTCACCCGTCCTGAACTCTGCCTCCCACAAAAGACCTTGAGGGGTATGGAAAGTAAATGTCTCTGTATTGTTGCCATCCTCATCCTGACTAACGCTACGACCAAGGGGTACGCTATTGATCGCAGGGTTCTGGCCAATGTCTGGCACTTCTCCAGCAAGCCGATCCCCGAACACAGTCTTGGGGGTTGAGGTTGTCTCAGTTTCCCCAGTCTCAATATCAATCCTCTGCTGTGTGGTTGTGTTAGCGTTTCTTGCTGCCTCAGTAATCTGTGTCAGTCGTTCTGGAGTTAGTGATGCAGCTAGGTCTGCTTTACTCTTAAGCTCGTCAGATAGTTTCTCAGCATAGAAAGCCTCGTTATCACGGGTGATTGCATTCACACCGCCACCGATCAGTCCTCCAGTTACGAGTCCTACCGCACCAGACTGCAGTGCCCCATCCATGATTCCCCTGTTCGGATCGTACCCAGCAAACTTAGAGGCAACGAAGTTGTTGGCCATCTGGGAACCAGTCTCCTGCAAGAACTCTTCGGTAGCCCCCTCGACCACACCACGAAGAATGGATCTCTTGGCAATTCCAGCCGTCAATCTTCCAGCAAGACCACCAAGGGGTATTGCCTCCGTAAGTCCGATAGCACCGCCAGCTAGAGCTGATGCCCTCGAAGTAAACTCGTTTGCCCCAGCCTGCCTTGCCTCCTCGTAGGTAGACCCAGCGTTTGTTGCAGCTCCAAGCACAGCTGCTGTACCAAGTCCGACAGCACCAACGGCTGCTTCAGGCGCAGCTGCTGCTGCAGCTGCAGCTACACCAAAGAACCCCAGCGCACTTCCAAGACCTTGGGGCAGTAGGGTATTAATGAAGTCATTGCGTAGGCGAGGATCTTCGATGCCAGTTGTCTGCTTAACACTCTCGTCGATATCCTGTGCGATCTTATAGATATCACGCTCAGTGACTGGAGTGTTGTCATCGTAGTTTCCGAGAGACTCTCCAATGGCTTGCTGGGCTAGGGCAGCTGCCTTGAAGGCTGATGTGAAAGTTCCAGATGCGCCCTTGTAGATATTGCCAAGGAATGCAGATCCACGCTCAACCGCACCGAGGTCACCCAGCGCATCCTGCGATGCAATCTTTACAAACTCATCAGAAGCCTGACCAACTTCCTTTTCATCTCTAGGCTCAACCTGCGTGTAATACTCCTGAACGTACTGGGAGTACTTGTTGATCGTATCTACTTTACCCTCGGTGGGTAATTCTTCGTACCCTACTTGGGCTTTTATGTCATCCCAAGGTGTGATCGCCATGATCAGTTACCAGACTTCAGCTTCTTTTCTTCCTCGATAATGTCTGCTGCAATTCTACGCATGGCTGCAGTGTTCACATTTCCTTTTGCGTTCTTTTGCCCTTTGACTGATTCAAATTCTTTTTTGAGTGCCTCGATTTTCATCCTACTGGCGTTCGCACTTTCAGACGCAATATCTTCTTTGCTACGAACTCGGCGACCAGTGCCACCTCTTGCTGCTGGGTTTTCCGCTGGCTCAGCAACTCCACTTTCCTGCATCATAGATTCAACCTGATCGCTGGTTGACGAAGGCTTGCTTCTCTCGACTGGTACTGGACTAATATCTGCGCCAGTTGGGGCTGCTTGTCTTGGTGCAGTTGCCCTACTTCCAAAGATGCCACCAAGAATGCTTGAGTTCTTCTCAGCTGCGATCTCTGGTGCGTTGCCCTTAAACATGGACTTGTAAGCCTCAAGATCTGCAGCGGAATCAAATACTGCCTTAACAGTTGATCCGTCTGCATCTGTCGTGTTGTACTCAAACTTCCCACCACCAAGAGACTTGGTCATCATCTTCATGGCATAGTCACTGTTCTGCAGTCGTGCCTGTAGCCTTTGCTTTGCAGTGTTATCTTCATCTGTTCCGTAGCCACGCTCCTGCATCATCTTGTCCAGCTTCGACATTTCACCCATAAGGTTAATCTGTTCATCTGAGTGTGCGTTAAGTGCTGCCGTGATTGCCGTGAAAGACCTAGCACCCTTTGAGACTGGATCGTTGTCACTGAAAGCACCACCGCCACTAGACCTAGCTGACTGCATTCTTTCTTGAGCTGCAATCCTTTGAGCCTGCATCTCTTTCTCTGCGTCCAGCTTCCTCTGCGATGTAATCGCATCCAGACCAGAGTTCATCATGTACGCCCCAGCCTGTGCTACTCCTCCGTAATAATCTGGCATATTAAGCTCCGTATCCGCAGATAGCCTTAGCCCTGCGAACTTGTTTTACCTTCGTATCCATCCAGCGTTTGATCCATCCCTTGAGGGTTGTTTTACCGCTGATAAAGTTGGCAATCCGTTCACCGTGCTTGATGTATCCGTTCAGCATCCACTTTGGTGCCATGTTCAACATCCACTCTCTAAACACCATCCACTCAGGATTGTCTTCACCGTAAACCTCACGAGCTACCCAGCAGACAAGTCCAGCGATTCCCATGCCCAAACCAGCAACGCCCTGAGCTGCCCCAAGAATCTGAGCACCCATCGGCTGATAGGTGGAAGCCTGATAGGCAAGCTGGGCATTATAGCCAGACATCTGCGTCGAATAGTTCTGTGCGTTGACACCCTGACCCTGAATGTATTGCTGACCACCCAAGAAAGCTGCGTTCTGCATGGGTTGCATTGTGTTAGGCGAGAAGCCAGAGGCACCAGTCGAAGGGCTACCAATCTGTCCGTTGGCAATCGGGGCAAGACCTAGATAGCTCTGCGTATTTGCGATCCGTTGCTGTTGGAGTTGCTGACCCACGTTAAACTTAGCGAGAACTTCGGCAGCACTGGCTGCGTTACCATACATGTTTCCACGAGCTGCCTGAGAAGAACGGATATCCTGTTCTGCTGTACGAGCCTGATCGGCTGAGAGGCTAGATCCCAAAGCAAGTTCACTAGAGATCTTTTCACCGAGCTGTTGGTTGGCCTTAAACCGCTCGGGGTCTGCCATCTCCAAGATTCTGCGTTGTTCTGCTACGGCATCGGTGCCGTATTTCTTTGAAAGTGTGATTGCGTTTTCGACCTGTGCGTCCGAGGTCTTACGCATGATATCGATATCAGTCGGTACGCTTGCTTCCTTCCCCTGACGATATGCTTCTAGGGTAAGCGGATACCCCATCGTTGCGTAGTATTCCATTGCCTCCTTGTTGGCTGCACCAGTGTCGGCTGGAGATACAGACGGAGGGGGTGGCGGTGCAGGAGGAGGTGAAGGAGGTGAACCCATATTAGTTTGTTATCTATATCTGTTTAGAAGCTGAAAGCAGACGGGTCAAGCCTTTATAAGAGAGTCTGGACAGGACTGAAAATGGGTACTCTTTTATAACCCCACCAAGGTGATTCCTTCTTGCAGCGAACTTTGGCCTATCACCCCATACGGTAAGAAGGAGGTCTATGAGTCTAGCTAGGTTCTCTGCCTTCGGGGCTATGACCAGCTCGATCCAGCATATGTCGCAGTAGGGGTCGCTGTAGTATGGGTCTTCTATAGCCCTCTGGACGGTGTCAACAAACCTGACCATAGCCATAGCCTCTATTCCGTCTTTACCTTTGATATAGCCAAGCAGCTTGTTTTCACGGTACCACCGCATCCAAGGCTTGAAATCGCCCCAACACATTGAGGGGCTGTAGTGTTCCTGAACGAACGACTGAATCGAGTCTAAGTCTTCCTCAAACCCCGAGGCCACGCTGATCCTCTGGAACCGAGTAATCTGTGACAGCTACTTTACGAAGGGGGTTGGTATCACGGTAGTACTGATTAACCATCTTGTACCACTCGTTGCGCTGGGCATCGCTGGAGGCAATCATCTCCTTGGACTTGGGAATGTAAACCTCTTGACGCTCCTTTTCGTAAGCCTCTCTACGCCTCTTTTGATCTACACGATCTTCAGCGTAGGGGTCTGGTGCTGGTGCTGGTTGTGATCCTCCTCCTCCCATATATATGCTTCTGTATGCCTAGCAGTTGGCAGATGTCAAGTGACTAGGTAGGGCTGTAGGTATGCGGATATGGACATGCCACGGACTGCCAGATAACCAGAGGCCGAGCTGACCCTAAATATGATTTCCCTGAAGTAGTCCAGATCGATCATAGTGTCACCATGAGTCTGGATTGGCGGGAAGCCGTCCATGTACTGCGGAAGGTTGAACGGAAGGTTAAGAGGTGAGCTTGCCGTTTGAGCAGTACTCAGTGTCTCCCAGTCCCCGTTGTCCATTAAGTATTCAATCGTGGCAACAGCATCTGAGTTGTAGAACTCGATCTCGCTCTTGTTACCCAACTTTCTCGAGCCAGCTTCGGCGAATGTCATTCCTCTTGTGGCAATGCTTGTCGGGATTCCGACCCCGCCAGCATTCGGCGTGGATGCGTCATCAGAATATGTAAGAGCAGTTGAAGAGCCAAAGTTATGTCCCCTTCTCCACATGTAAATCCTCCCGCTTCGATCTCCAATCACGAGGCCAGTAAACAGTGCAGTTGCAGCAACTGTATTCGGTAGTGTGATCCCGTTGGATGCCTGAACTCCAGAATACGGATAGAACCTGCCAGACCACTCACCAACCCAGCATTTGTTGGATGTATCAAAAGCAACTGTGATAGTACCACCCGCCACCGTCTTTGCGGAAAGGATCACCGTGTTCTCATGGAATACCATCGAGATCTCGCTTGGTTGGGTAATATCGATCTGCTTGATCTTGTCCTCGATTGGCAGCGATATCGGAAGGCTGACCGCTTGCTCCTGTCCCTGCAGTGTACGGCTCAGAAGCCGAACTCCGTCACGGGACATAAACATAACATCAGATCCAACCCTAAGCGTTGCCGACTGGCTCAGGGCACCGTTGGCGTTCTCAACTGTTTCGACTGAGAAACCACCCGCAGAAGTCTGGGTAATACCACTTACAACAAATACCCTGTTCTCCTTAAAGACTGCGATACGGTCACCAGTCCATTCGACGATTGCCGTGATGGGAGATGAATCTCCACCAATCCTTATCGCATTTAATATGGTGTCAAAGTTAGATGTCAGAAAATCACCAACATAAAGGGTATCTGGATTGCTTTCGGTTACGGCAAACAACCTGCCCCTTGTGCTGATTAACCTATTAATCCCAGCAGGGGCTGATACTGCGCCACTTGTTGGCACGGTGGTCACAGCAGAGCCATCCCAGTACTTCAGCTGACCAGCTGCTGAGCCATCCACAAAGTAGAGCTTATCTGCTACTGTAGCCGTATAGACTCTATTCCCAGATGTATATGTAGATGATGCTCCAGTCTGCCATCCAGTAGCCCAAGTTGACAGGTACTTAAGATTCCCACCAAAGAATGCAACCATCTGCGTTGTGCTTGTGTTTCGGTAGGAAGCCAGACCGCTAATATAGGAGTTAACCCCAGTGGAAGGAGTAAGAACAAGGCCAAGCCTAGTATGAACAAGCCCGTTCTCGTCTAACTCGACATTGACCAGACTGGTACACTGGTTCTCACCCAAGATTCTCGCCTGAGTGTTAGAGTCTTCCCCACCGCTAAACTGCCTCTGCCCGTCGAAGACCAGAGGCGTATCTAGGGCTTCGTCAAAAATAATAGGCATGGCTTATTGGAAGCTGATCGTGCTTCCCCCGTAGTCCCAGTCATCACGGCTCCACTCACCGTTAAACGCAGCTGAAACCTCGAAGCGGGACGCACCTTGTGAACGCTCGACGTTTCGGGCTAATGATAAAAGAGTAAGGGCTTCAGACTGTTTGGCCTGAGCCTTGGCGTAAGCCTGCTTGTATTCCAGCATGTCGGCCTCGACAAGGGTAAGTAGTGCTTGCTCTGCAGTATTGATCACGCACACATCGTCATCCTGCTCCATTGAGCGATAGGCAGACACGCCGTTGTTTGTTACACGGATCTTGGTCTTGCACAGAACTGAAAGGGTTCCGCTTTCAGATGGGGCACTCAAAAGCTGAAGCCTGATATTTCCAGCGTCAGACCTTGAAAGGATCACGAAGGATGTTGTGTTGCCAGACTCAGTGAAAGAGCTTGGTGCCATCATAAATGCCGAGCCGTAGTTGGCTGGGTCGATTGCGGTTGTGCCGATCTTGACTGCGACGGGGAGATCCATGTTCGTGTCGGAGATTGTGACAATAGAACTTCCCGAGCTGATGGCCTGAGTGGTCACAGCCATGCTGTTTGCCCAAAGCTGGCTATCCCAGATCATTTGGTAGCGATTCCTGCAAAATGTTTTAACAGCAGCCACCGCCCCAACTGATGTGTCGTGGGTCTTGATGCAGACTTGGTTGGCGATCTGGTCGAGCGTCATTTAATAGTTCCTATTTGTTTTTTCAATAGCTTCATATTTTATTTTCTTTCTAGTTTATTCGGCTTCCGCTTCCAGAAATTGTAGCAGTGTAGCCATTCGCCTGTATGGAACTACCACCTGCCCCAGCGGGGGCGTAGCTTGCGAAATTCAAATTACTGCTTGCACCTGAACCAGCAGTACCCAAAGCCCCACCCGCACCAGCGTTGGCATAATAAGCAGATCCAAATATAGAGCCAGAAAAGCCTGTACCAGCTGTTGCATTGTAAAGAAATCCATTAACTAGGCCAGCACCCGATCCACCCGTACCTGACTTGTCTTGATAACCAACAGACCCACCTCCACCCCCGCCACCAGCAATTACACCATTATTTACTATTGTAACATTATGACCCAGCGAAATCCCGCTACCTCCCCCCGTATTAGCACCACCACCCGCCCCTGCAACATACACACCGTTTGCAATGCTTATAGTTATCTCAGATCCAGATGGCCATGAATCTGTAACAATAGATGGGGTTGACGCACTGGTACTGCCCATATTTGCGTTTATATTAAATAAGACCGAAACACTACTGCTCGGGTTTTCGCCAGTCTGGTTAACATAAAGGGTTTTTAGGTTTATGTTATTCTGTGACTGAACAACATTTACGGTAACTAGGTTAACGAAGTATTTGCTCCATGCTCCCGAGTTCCGAACCCAAATAGTCTTTATCTCAGACCAAACGCCACCGTTCCTTATGAAGGCTTTTTTTACTTTCGGCCAAGTTCCACCATTTCTAATGTATGTAGTCGGCATTGGTTAAATAACATATACGATGTCACCATCTACCCCGCCTGTGGGTGTGGTAGTTACTGATGTAACTGTTCTTGTCCCATTAGCGTTAGAACCAATAGTCCCAGCGGTGTGAGTGATAACTCCGTTTACATGAAACTTTGTTGATGGCGTATTCGTGCCGACACCCACATTGCCTGCTGCGCTAAAGAAAAGTGCCCCACCAGAGTTTAGTTTTGCTGGCTCGATTGTTGAGTTTGCTATTTTACCGTTCTCGATTGTTAGGTTTGCTATCTTACCGTTATCCACAGCAAGATCTTCTATTTTCGGTCGGGTTACCGCCCCATCATATATCTTTGCCGACCTAACAGCTGAGTCTACCAGCTGATCTGTATTAACAGATAAATTGCTTGGCACTGCATTTACTTGAATTACGCCCGTTACCCTTCCTTTTGCGTCAACAGTAATTTGCGGGATCGATGTCGAGGCACCATAAGTTCCAGCCACTACTGTGCTGTCCTCCAGTTTCGAGGCAATGACTGCGCCCTGCTGGATCTGGCTAGTGCCAATAGCATTTGAGTCTACTCCAGTCCAAGTTCCGCCAGAAACAACTAATACGCCTCCATTATTCGCAGCGGTTACTTGGGGTAAATTTCCAGCAAGCACAGCAATAGAATCTACATACGCCTTGGTCGTGGCATCACTTGCAGATACTGGAGTTGCAATACCAGTAACTCTGGTCGTACCCGCATCAAAGATTGCCGAGGCGTTCTTCTTTAGAAAGTTTGAGGCAGCAACCTTGCGGATTGCTGTTGCGCTGTCATCAGCGATTGGAAGCGTGTCGGTATTTGCAACAGGATCTGTAAGGGCTGTGAGGCTTGTGATGGCTGTCACGTTCATGCTCGCATCTTCCACAAGCTGATGGAGCTTCGTGTTTGTCAGCTCCTCAGTTGAGGTAAATGTCTTCCCTTTGGTAAAATTCGGCATCTCTTGGGTACTCTATTGGTAGCTTCTTAGCAGTCAAGAGCAGTTATTATAAACCTAAAAGAGACCAGCTGGGGCTTTCGCAATCAGCCCTCCGTACCTGCATGGTCTTCTTACTGCCAAGTTTCGCTATGGGCATAATCATCCAAGACCCAAACGGCTCAAGCCATATAGCCATATGATCAATGTCATTTTTTTTATATACAGCCTTCTTAGATGTCCTATGGCTTACGTTTACCCTGCACCTGCTTGTAGACCTAGATCCAACCCTGTTTAACACTGTCATCCAGCTACTTTTGACCTGAACCTTGTAGATTCTACCCCTTGAAACAACCAGCCAATCGTATGGCTGGGAGTCTCCAATAGGCTTACAGGGAACCCCGCCCCTCTTAAGAACCTCCAAGCAGAACATCTGTTCGGCCAGCTCGCCGAACTTCTTGCCCTCTTTCACCTAGCAGTTCCAAGCCCTCAGCGATTTATTGATTCGTGAATCTGGATCTTTGGCTGTCGAGCTAGATGTCAGCTTTTTCTTCATGCCAAGCATTCTGGCGCAAAAAGCCTTCCTTCTTTCTCTATCGCTGTCGGTCTTTGGATTGGGTGCTGGTGCCTTTAGATTGCCTCCCGTAGACCGATTGTAGCTACGCCTGCCAGCCTCGTTAAGTCCACCAGATGGATCTTTCCCCTCCTTGCGCTGCCAAGCTGGGCTTTTATACGACATTTACTGCCGTCCCCTTACGCATAACCGTCTTGGTGTCGTGGCTACCCCAAGCCTTTTCAAACACACGCCTTGGGGTCTTGATGAATCCACCCTTGGATTCGATAGCCTTGTACCCTGCCCTGATCTTGTTTGCGGTAATTGTGGGATCATAGGCAGTCCCGATAAAAGCAATGCTGGAAGGTACGGTAACCCTGTTGGGGAACTTGTCCCTGTCTTCCACTGGAAGAACTCTGATGGTCTTAGACCCGTCAGCCTCACGATACTCGTATGCTGGCATGCCATCTGTTTAGCAGTTATAGCTAATCCTGTAAATAGAAAACCCCCCATTGCTGGGGGGTTCTCTAGACTTGCGGGGACGTACCCCAAGTCACGACTCTAGTTAAAGAGTTACGAGCTGATCGTGCGAGTTCTGCTCTTAAGAACACGAGCCTTCTTGGCGTTCAAGATTTGAACAGCCCAATGCGCTTTCCATCCAGCATAGATATTCTGGTTGAGAATATCAGATTTATCGGGTTTATCCACGATAACAACGGAAGGAGCGTAAGGGGACTGGCCACCGTAGTTGACCGTACCAAAGGCACCATTCGTAAGAACATATGTCGAGACCGTGTGTCCAGATGAAGAATAAGTTCCTTCAGTGGATTCTTTCCAAGCATTCGTGTGCTGTTGTACATTCACACCATAGATTTGACCGAGCTGGCCTTTGACAATGTCAGAGACACCAGTTTTGGTATTGTATTGTGCGATGTTAACAACGGTAGAATCCTTGAGCAGATCACCAGCGACAGTCGGATCAACGATAGCGTTAAACTCTTCGTTTAAGCTGACATTCTTATCCAAGCGGATGAGCGTAGCTGCATCCAAAAGGTCGGAAGGGGTCAGGTAAACAGGGGTAGAGCCTGCACCAGCGGTTGCAAGTGTAGCGAAATCAGTCGCTGCACCAGCATAGATCTTGCTGACGGTATTGCCGTAGATGTCCTGAGTGCGGGCTGCTGCGATAGTATTTGCGATACCAGCAGCTGCGGTCACACCCTGAAGGGCATTACGAACAACGGTGTCCAAGTGGAGAGACGCATCAAGCGTCAAGGCACGGATACCTTCCTGCAGGGCTGAGAACAGCTGGCTGTAGTTAAGGATATCTGTGACCTTGAGTGCTTCACCGACTTGCGTAAGGGGAACATTGATCTTACGGAGTCCAACTTCACGATAAGATGAAATCGGGGTTCCTTCGGTCAGATTGCTCACATTAGTGCCATCGGCTGTGGTATTCCACTGGAACATGGTGATGCTGTTGTTCCCAGTGTTGGAGGGCAGGTCATACTTCGTTCCGTAATTGTTCAGAACGAGCGTTTCAGCAACGCCGTCCAGAAGTTTTTTGGAGAACAAAGCCTGAAACTGATCCCCCAACGAAGCTGGGTTACCTTGAGTCATCATAGCCATATTGTTTTACCTCAATAGAACTGATTAGAAGCCGTCAGCTTGCATCGCCAAGTTCCTGACATAAGACTCAGCTTCCGCTGTACTCATATCAGTAATCTTCTTGTCGCCCATAGGCGCAGAAGGATTGGAAGATCCAAGTGACATTCTTCCTTTCAGTTTTTGATTTTCGGCCTTTAACCGCTCGTTCTCTTTCACAACATCCGCAGCAGACTCCCCAGCGAGTTGCAGCTTTGCCAGCGCATTGGCAAGGACAAGACCGTCTGGATGACGGTTCAAGAAGTCCTTCACCATTGGATCTTGATGTCCCATATAGGACATAGTGGTCTGATATAGATCAGAAGACTTATCCGTTAGGTCTGGGTTCTCTTTTACAAGACTGTCCCAGTTCTGGCGTACACGACTCTCGAATTTAGCTTGCTGATCGGCTTGGATACGAGACCTGCGAAGGTCATCCTCCTCGATAGTATTTGCTTTTTTGCGAGCTTCGGCAGCTAGATCATCACGACCTTCGTCCTCCCAGTCCTTAGCGTACTGACGGAGTTCTTCTGGTGTGTAGGCTTCACGGGAATTACGAGGAGGAGCAGCTCTAAGTTGCTCAACCTCCTGTTCCAGTTTTGCCCGTTGCTCCGCAAACTCCTTCTGCTTTTGATTGAACTGCTCCCAGAGATTGCCGAGACGATCTCGGCTTTTCTGGCGTTCTTCACCAACATCAAGGCTTTTGATTTCCTTGGTGATTGGATCTTCGCTTGCAGAATCTGTTGCGGATGCTGTGCGACGAGTGGCTTTTTCAGCCGTTTCCTTCTGACCCGCAGACGGGAGTCCGTCTGTTTTACGGGGAGCTTGTGCTTCGACCTTGGGTTCGGAAAAGCCATCGACCTGTGCTGCTAGTTTTCCGAGTTCCTGTAACTCAGCATCAATACTCTTACCTGCCCCGCTCGTTTCACCCGATTGAGGTGTCGTTGCTGGTTCGGTTAATACTGCTTCATTGGACATAACGGAGTCCTTTCTTTCCCGAAGTTTAGGGGACTAAATGACCGAGATCTGCCATGTCCCCTTCGCTGGCAGGCTCGGAATCTTTACTTAGATCACTGGCACCTAGATAGTCTAGGTAACTGACCATCTCTCGACAGCCAATCGACTTACCAGCCTCAAACGGATTGCCACCAGCCATGCAGGCTCGGGCATCCCGAAGAGCGCAGTATCCAAGCAAAAGTATTTTCAGTCTTGCACCAGACCGAGAGTTTAGAAATTGAACAAGTGCGGTACGATCTTCATCGATCCACTTCGCTTGCGATGAATTAGAAAAAGAAAAGACACGCCAAGCTGCGGAAAAAGCCCTGATGAATTTGTATAGTGTCGCCACTTGTGGAAAGTGCTACAGCTCAACTGGCTACTGTCAACTGCTAAACAGTTATTATTTTTGGCGGGGTATCAGCCCTGCTTTTATCTTAGTTTTCTTTTGGGTCTTCTGTACGACTGGCTCCTGCTTTGGCTCGTTACGCTCTAGCCTTGCCAGATCTCTCCAGTCCTTGAAGTACCCGTCCTGCAGATGAGGACGTTCCCATGTAAGTGCCTGCAGGTTATAGAGTTTCCCGTTCTCAATCCCCATGCCGTACTTATGGATGTTTCCCCAGTCTGCCTCGTATCCGTCCTCTTTAACTTTTAATACGGGCACCCAGTCAATCGCCCTTCCGTAACAATGAAAGCTCTGGGGTACAGGCAAGCCCATCGCATTTGTGACGATGCGCCCAGCCTTTGTCCTACCCTGCTCGTATAGATCCTGCTGCTCCTGTGGTGTCCTGTGACCGCAGTAAACATACGGAATCACACCGCCCGCAATAACCGCATCCCTCCATGCAGCCACCCGAGCTGCGAAGGTAGGCTCTAATCCCTTGAGGATATCCTGATATATGGACTCTATCTTCGCACGGGTGATCATTTGTTTCGCTCGAGTTCGAGCTGGTATTGAAGCTCATTGATTGTTGAGAGTGCATCTCTTGCCCATCCTTTCACATCCTCCCCACCATTCATCACAGCCTTAAACCGATAGTCGGTTGTAAGGAAAGTTATTGTGTCTGGAGGGAGATATCTCGCACCTGTACTAGCGCACCCACCAAGGGATACCGCTAGTGCCAGTGAAAGTACGATTGATTCTATCCTGATTCTCATCCCTCTTTTTCTTGGATGCCGAATCTACTTGCTCCCTTGGTGTCGGCATTAGCCTCAAGACGAGGTCAATGACGGCTCCAATAAGACGAATCACTTGTCGTTGATATGAAGGCCGAGTGTTTTAAGGACGGCAACGATCTTGTCTAGAACGCCATCATCCGCAGGGGTTGGTGTCAGCTTAACAATAATGCGAGCCAGCACGATTACAGCCCCAACCACAGCCATGATATTTGCGAAGTTTTCGGTAATCCAGTTCATGTAGGTAATGTAAGACTGGTCGGGGGCGAGTCAACTACTATCGGATGCTTTGCAGATATCTGAGCGCAATAGCCATATGAATGACTGCCCCAGTTATGTCTGACTTGGCGTAACCGCTTTTCACTAGGATCGTCCGAATGCGTTCATAGGCAATGGCATGCTTGGTTCCACCGTAGTACTCGGTGTCATCCTGCTGCTCGATTTGCATGGATGCCAGCTTGCAAGCCTCGAGAAAGATATTTCTGTCGTGCTGTGGTAGGAAGAACCAGATTGCAGCTTTAACTAGCCAATTCATTTTTTCCACCAATCAGCTGTATCTTTTGCCATAGCTTTAATTACCTTCTGAGCTTCCTCCACACTTGTCGTTAGACACACAGAAGGCTTTCCGTCGATATACCCAAGAGAGATAAAGCCTTCGTCTAGGAGGTATTGGAGGGCTTGGATTGCTTGATCGTCGGTGCTCATTTTGCGTTCATTGCATCGTGAGCCGCTGACATATCAGAATACCTAGGAAGCTGTGAGTCGCTTTCAGTTGGCTTTGGCGAGCATGAGCCTAGTAAGATAGTGAGCAGGAAGAGTGGCATTATGTTTTTAGGGCAATTCGATACCTTGTGCCGTTGAGATAAATAATAAGGTCTTGATTGGCGATAGAACCACCAGAGCTAGTCACTAGATTTGTCATTTCATTCCCCGATCCAATATTAGCTCCTATCGAAAGGGAGCCATTAACTGCGGGAGAGATTGTGTTCGCACCAATCACAACGCAATTATTTCTAGATTGTGCATCAACATCGGACTGTGTTCCAAGTAGAGTGTTTCTACTTCCAGTAGTTATAGTAAATCCAGCATTTAGTCCTAGAGCAGAGTTTGAGTGTCCAGTAGTACAGTTATATAAAGAACCCTGCCCTAAACTACTATTATTATAACCAGTCGTGTTGCTATGTAATGCACTAATTCCCATAGCAACATTATTAACTCCCTCTGTATTGCTTTTGAGAGCATTCAGTCCAAAGGCTGTGTTGTTTTCTCCTGTGGTATTTGCCTCAAGTGCGCTTGAGCCTAAAGCCGTGTTGTTGCTTCCAGTCGTATTATTTCGCAGAGCATTTGTTCCAACTGCTGTGCTATTGCCACCAGTTGTACTTAAGTAAAGCGCACCTGCTCCCAAGGCCGTGTTGTTGCTTCCAGTTGTATTTTGTAAAAGAGAACCAGAGCCAACGGCGGTATTGGCATCTCCAGTACTGTTTTTTGATAGGGCACTTTGCCCAAAGGCTGTGCCATTGCTACCTGTTGTATTTAAAAAAAGTGAATTAAATCCAACGGCTGTATTGGATTGTCCAGTTGTGTTTGCACTAAGTACGCTACGACCAATGGCTACATTTGAACTCCCACTTGTGTTATTTTTTAGAGCTTCTGCTCCTATGGCGGTATTGTTGCTTCCCGTGTTATACATAAGAGTTTGTGTGCCTATGGCTGTGTTTGCACTTCCCGTTGTGCAGTTTTGTAGGGCGCTTGCTCCGATGGCCGTGTTAAAACTTGCACTTGTGTTTGATGCAAGGGCATCAGCTCCAACTGCTGTATTGCTGAACCCAGAAAGAGAGGCACTTGATAAAGCAGTTTCCCCAACTGCTATATTGTTTGTTCCAGTTCTTGCGTGTTGGTTGGGGCTTACCTCGGTGTATCCAGACCCATTCCATACATAAGTTTTTGCCGTATCTAAAGCGAGATAGAGTCTTTGAAGGTTTCCGCTTGCGGGAAAAGACGCTAGGTTGGCATAAGAAAGAAATATATCCAAAGCAGTCCTTTGGGCTTGGACACTACCCGCAGTCAGCAAAGCCCTTCCAGCGGTTGTAGAGTCTGATATGCTAGAAGCCGTGAATGTATTTTTAGTTAGTGGCATCTCTCGCTCCTTAGCTAACTTGCGTCACCCTAGCCGTTCCTGCCGTGGCGAATATGCCACCCACTAAACCAGTGTATCCAAATGGAACCTCGTAATAATCACCAGCAGAAAGCCTAACTGTATATAGGCTCGAAGTTGTCGTGGATGTCCCAAGGGTTACATATAATAATCCAGCACCCTCATTAAAAATGGCGAGCCCCTTCCTGTTTGCGTTGCTCGCTGAAATTGTGGCGTATGATGTGCTATCAAAAGTAGTTGGCGTTGCGCCAGTAGTTGATGTTTCTCTTACTGCGACACCATCAGCCATGTCGGCCTTTATGATTGCAGTATCAGCAGAAAGCGTAGTTAGCAAACCATTAGCCGTGTCGAGCTTACTCTCCACCTGATCGGTATTGAGATTAAGCGTATCGGCATCTACCGATATATTTTTGATTGCATCGAAAAACTCTTGATTGCTGGGCATGGTATTATCCTTTGTTAAAGAACTTGGTCTTGATTAACTCCCAAGATATGGAGACAGCCGTGCCGACAATGGCAGCTGCTAGGTAGAAATGTCCTTTAAGTTTCTCGAGTGCCGTCACCCGATTCACAAGATCCCCGTAGTTAGAGAGGCTCCGCTCAAGCATGGAACATAGGCTGACCTGACGCTCTTCCATTCTTGCGAGCCTTTCCCTGATATCCGACATGTCAACGTCTACGATATTCACTGCGGTAACATCTGCTGGAACTGAGCATTCTTGGTCTCAGTCTGCATGGCCTTCATAATCTGTGCGCCGATCTGCTTGGCGAGGTTCGGGTTGGTTTGGGAAAGGAACTGGATGTGTTGCTGTAAGTGCTGGGTGTAGGCAGCACCGCTATCCTGAGCCAGCTGCTGTCCACGCTGACCAGCCAACTGCAGTCGATCCATGTGGATCTGAACATGCACCTCGTGATCGTCGGCAGGCTCAACAGCCACAGCACCGAAGCCTTGGTCGAGCAACAGATTCTCGCTTCCAGCTTCTTCGGCCTGCATCTGCTTCTTGAGCTGCGGATCGATCAGCATGCGGTTGACAAGGTGGGGATCGTCCACCTCCAGCAGATCCTTGCGGAGTTCTGGCTGGTTAATGTACGGATCGTTACGGAGAGTCTGGAACCGCACCAAAGCCTTCTGGTACTGCATCACTCGGTTCACACCGTCAGCACTACCCGAAGGTTTGATCTGGTAATCAAAGATGATCGCCTCGGCAGGCACAGCCGAGAACTGGTTCTGGTATTCAAAGAGAAGCTGGTCGTGGGCGTACTCAACTAGGATTGCATATGCCTGCTTGTAGATTTCGCTCAACGCCAGCCTGAAAAGTTTAATGCGGAGATCTGTGTTCACCCCCATCAGCTGTCCGATATTCTGCACCTCGGTAGCCGTGCGGGGCTTGGAGCTTCCGAGTCTTCCCTGCGTCAGGCCAAAGTCGGGCATCGATACCAAGTACTCG